GATCGATCAGTATGTTATGAAGACCTATCGTAACGGCAGCGATCAAGATAAGGAAGACATCAAGCTAATCTCTCGTAAAGAGAATTGGATGGTTAACGTTTATGTCGTTTCTGATCCGTCTAATCCTGACAATGAAGGCAAAGTAAAGGTCCTTCGTTATGGTAAAGAATTGGGCAAAATTATCCAGGCCGCTATTGATGGAGATGATGCTGATGAATTTGGAGCTAAAATCTTTGATGTTGCAGAAGGTTGTAGCTTGAAGATTAAGTGCGAATCCCGTGCAAATGATCGTGGTGGTAATGCCCACAAGTTTACGACTTACTCTGCTAGTCGTTTCATGCCTGCTTCGAAATTGGAAGGGGTTTCGAGCAAGGAATTGGAGACCATTCATTCTTCTATCATCGATGTGGAGAAGTTCTTCACACCAAAAACCCAAGCAGAAATGCAAAGGATTTTGGATCAACATTACTTCTGTATTGCGGACGTTAATACAAAGGAAGACGTTGATACTGATACTGTTCCTGAAAAACCAGCAAAGAAGACCAAGAAAATTCCTGATCAAGAAGAGTATACAGAGGAACCAGAACCAAAGACTGAATCTGAAGGAGAAACTACTTTGGATGAGGATACTGATGAGAAGTTGAAATCCCTCTTGGAAGGCCTCTAAAATAACTTAAAATGGGGAAGACTTATCTAACGAGAATCTTCCCCATTTTTATCCCTTGACATAATTTAAAACTATATTAAAATAATAACAATCTATGAGAGAACTACCTGTAAAGAAAACCAACGCTGAAATCCCAGATGTCCAAAACACTAAGGACGGATTTCCAAAGAAATATATCGCCAAAGTAGGAACGCGTGATGCGACGTTGCCTGTTAAAGTCCTTCGTAAAGATGGAACCTTGAATGAAGGAACTGGGGTGTTTAGTATGTATTCAGATCTAAATGAAGAGACGAAAGGTACTAATATGTCCCGTTATCGTATCCTTATTGAAGAAACCCTCGCAAGTGATAATTACAAATTGAATGAAGTGGTTCCTCACCTCTTACATCAATGTAAAGAGCGTCTGAAATCAGACAATGCATATGTTAAAGTTAAGTTTGATTACTTCTTGAAGCGTATTGCGCCAGTATCACTCCACGTATCTCACATGGATTATAAGGCCGAAATTGAAGGTCGTTTGGTAGATGGTAAGACTAGCTTGTATTTGACAGTTCATGTCATGTATGCTTCGCTATGTCCTTGCTCGAAGGAAATCTCTGGATATGATCCAGTAACTCAAACGGGCAAAGGTGCTCATAATCAGCGGTCGATTGGTAGCCTTACTGTCGAATTGAATCCAGACGCAACTGAGTGGATTTGGATCGAAGATCTGATTGATATTATCGAAAATAACGCTTCTGCTCCTATCATTAATGTTCTCAAAAGGGTTGATGAGGCTTATCAGACGGAGTTGATGTATAAGAATCCTCGCTTTGTTGAAGATATGGTTCGTCTTATTGGGGATGATCTTGATAAGGAATTGGATAAGAAAATCCTTGATTATGTTATTGTTGTTAACCATCAAGAAAGCATTCATACCGCCCAAGCAGTAGCAGTTATGTCAGCAGGTCGCGGAATGCACTAATATGGAAACATCCGACATCCAAGCATTGGGTTTAATGGCCTCCTTAGTGGGGGCCAACCTAGGCGAGGTAGATAAGGCGATGATGGGTAACCCTGCTGCTGGTCCTGCTCGGAGGATTGATCCGCAAGCTATTGTCCGTAACGCAGCTATTGCTAATGGCATGTTAAGTCCTAATGGACAACCAATCCAGCAACCACAGCAATATCAAGTTCCACAATATCAGCAACCACAGAATATTCCAATTAGGGATTCCCAACCTTACGTCCCACCACAGCCTATTCCGTTCTTGCCGGTAACTAATCCACAACCAGTACAACCTCTTCCACAACAAATGGTACCACCAGTACAGCCTCCTGTATGGGGTGAGTTGTTGGAGGTATTGGTTGTAATTAGTGAAACCTTAAAAGAAATGGCAGTAGCAGATAAAAAGATCGCAAGTGATAATGCAAAGTTAATTGAAATTTTGACTAATGTCCCAACCAAAAAAAAGTAAGTTTATCTTCGAGAGAGACGTTCTCGTACAAAAATTTCTCAACCCTATCAGCAAATTAGTTGATAATGTTGTTGTAAATCTACAGCCAAATTTGGCAAGTACTGTATGTAGTTCGGTTGATGGTGCTGTAGTATTACTCATTAATCTTAAAACAGAGATTGATATTGAAAATACCATCAAAATTAATCTTCAAGATATTAAGAAATTTGTCCGGTTGTTAGATTGTATCGATGCCAACTCCATTGAATTGGAGTTGGCCGACAATCACTTAAAATATCATACTAAGAATTTTAAATTCAAGTATTTTCTTTTAGAAGATGGATACATTCAAAAATGTCCAGTAAATCCAGACAAGATTAATCAACTTAAATTTGATACTGAATTTGACATTAGTATTCAAAAATTTAATGAGATCATGAAAGGGTGTACTATTACAAATGACTCAGACAAATTGTATATCTATACTAAAGACAATGAAGTATATGCAGAGTTAAATGATTTTGAACGTCAAAATATTAACAGCTTGACTTATAATATTGCAGAGTCATTTGTAGGAGAACGGATAACACCATTTGCGTTAAATCTGGAAAGTATTAGATTAATCTCTGGTATTAAAACAGATATTATTAAAATTAAAGTTAACAATGATATGAAAATTTCAATGTTTGAAATTACTGACGAAGCAATTTCTGCGAAGTTTATTATCTCAGCCTTGGTAAAATAATATATGTCACAAAATAAATTAACTTCAGTTTCGTATTTTTTAAAGCGTTTAAGAGATTCAGGTTATTATGCACACATGCTATATAAGAATTACTCAAAAACGGATGTAAGGGCATGGACAATCGTTATTGACCCGAAATGTTCTTCAGTATTGTGTACTTGTTTTATGGGTGATCCGACTTTTGATTCAGATGCTGCATATTTTGAACTAACTGATGGTGGACAATATCTCCCAAAGGTGTTGAGAATTAATACTCACTCGTTTGAAATCCTAGTTGAGCATTTAGTAAAATATGGGATCAACAACAAAGCACCTGACTATATTAGAAAGACAAAACTCCAAAAGAAACCTAAAGTTTCATAAATATTAATACACCTATGAAATCAAAAAAAACTGATGAGAAGGCTGTGGTTAAACGAAAAACTCCTTTGAAGAAAGTCGCGGAGAAGGAAATTGTTCCAGTGATTCCTGAATCTGCTGAAGTTAAAGAAGCAAAACAAGGAAAAATGCCCGATATTGATCCTGAAATCGGGGCTTTAATTAAAGATGCGTTTAGTAGATTCTACACTGCAGACTTTATTAAGACCAATAAAAATAAAGAGGTTAATCATTTAAATAATATAATGTCTGAATATCTCAAGGCATATATGGTTATTGGTTATGATCTAAATGATGATAAGATCTTTTTGATGAGAGCTTCTAGCATTAAAGATAGAGATGCATTGATTGAAAATTTGAGATTGACGTCTTTTAATATCTCAAATCAACAGGTTAATGGTGGTGACGAGGAAGAAAACCTTGACGAGGAATAAGTGAATTTTGGGCCATTGTGGATAAATAATCTGCAATGGCTACAAAAATTGATGAAGAGGAAACGCTGGAGAGTGAGATCCAGGAATGGCGTGATGCCATTGACGAAAGCCAATATTACAGAGGCGATAAAAATCTTCCCAAGGATGGTGCACAGTTTGCTTGGGATGAAAAGATGGTCAAGGAACTTGACAAATGCACTAAGGATATTCTACATTTTGCTACTAATCATTTCTATATTGTCAATGTAGATCGCGGCAAAGAAAAGATTGATTTATATACTGCACAGAAGAGAATTCTTCGATGCATGACAAAAAACCGATTTGTTACTGTTCTCGCGAGTAGACAAATCGGTAAAACAACGATGATGACCATTTATGCATTATGGCTCACTTGTTTCTTTAAATATCAGCGTATTATTATTGTAGCCAATAAAGAGAATACTGCGATTAATATATTTAGAAAAATCAGGATTGCCTATGAAGGTTTACCTAATTTTCTAAAGCCTGGTGTTAAAGAATACGGCAAAACAGGAGTTATTTTTGCGAATGGTAGTAGTATAGGCATTAGCACCACTACATCATCCGCAGCTCGTGGTGATTCTGCTAATGTACTGATTATCGACGAAGCTGCCTTTATTGATACACATTTCATGGAAGAGTTTTGGAAATCTGTCATTCCTATTATTTCTTCTGGTAAGACTACAAAAATTTTCATGGTTAGTACTCCTAATGGGGTCGGTAATAAATTCTATGAAATCTTTTCCGCTGCTGAGAAGGGTGAAAATGCATGGGTAGCTGAACGGGTTGATTGGTGGGAAGTTCCTGGAAGGACTGAAGCATGGAAAGCCAAACAAATCCAAATCATGGGCTCGGAAAAGGATTTCGAACAGGAATATGGCAACCATTTTGTAGACGATGCAGAAGGTGCTGTTGGTGGTGATATCATTGAAGGATATAAAAATAATAAAAGAAAACCAATTTGGGTATCTGATGAT